CTATAATTTAGGCAGATAAGTTATCTATTTGTTATCCCTAAAGTAACAAAAGTGGTACTAATGTGAAGATAAAGCTTGACAAGTGGATATTTGCGGGTATACCTAAGGAGTACCTAAGGAATAATAAAAGAAGAATAAAGATATACTTTAAGGGTTGACTTTTGGTGCTAAATATGCTATAATAGGTGTATACCGTAAGCTACACTACTTAAGCAACAAGTACTCTACATGAGGGGTAATCATTTTGTTAAAACCATTAAGTTATTAACTCATGAAAAACACTTACTCCTTAAATAAATTCATTAAGTTAAATACCTTAAATCTCCCTTAATTCTACTTCACACCTTGCTCCTAAGGACTACTTAAGTAGACCTATCTGAAGAGTAATAGTGTTGTGTCTTTTTTATTAAGGTAAAAGTTTAAAGGAATATATTTATGTCTACTACTAAAGACGACTCGACACTACCTACGAAAAAGAGACCTCCGGGGAATCCTAATTTCTATAAAGGTATGCCCCCTATGAATCCCGAAGGCAGGAAGAAGGGTTCTGTAAATAAATACACTAAGTTGTCCAGAAAGTTAATGTCGGACAGGGGTCCTGAGATTGTAAATAAAGTTATTGAGATGGCACTTGAGGGTGATCGACATTGTTTAAAGATGTGTCTAGACAGAATTATTCCGACTTCCAAGGCAGTTGAGATTACCCATGACCACCAGGACCTAGGTATTAATATCATAGTTGAAGGTGTTAAGGCCATAGAGAAGAAGGAAGAGGAAGAGTTTAAGATCATTGAGGGCGAAGTCCTAGACAATGGCTGATCTTAAAGTCTCACTTCATGAGGCACAAATGGAGATATTTAAGTCTCCAAAGAGGTTCAAAGTGGCCTCATGTGGTCGTAGGTTCGGTAAGTCCTACTTAGCGGCATGGGTCCTAATAATCAAGGCCCTACAGTCAACAGATAAGGACGTATTTTATGTTGCCCCTACATTCCAACAGGCCAAGGACATCCTTTGGTCCATCCTTAAGACGGTTGGTAAGGACGTAATTAAGTCGGCACATGAGAATACTGCAACACTTACTCTGATTAATGATAGGAAGATATACTTAAAGGGGTCAGACAGGCCAGATACGTTACGAGGTGTAGGTCTTAGTTATGTCGTAATGGATGAATATGCCTCAATGAAGCCTGAGGTCTGGGAGATGATCCTTAGGCCCACTCTGGCTGACGTTAAGGGTGAGGCTTTATTCATAGGGACTCCTGCAGGTAAGAACCACTTTTGGCAACTTTGGGTTGACGCACAGAAGGAAGAGAATGCAGAGGAGTGGGAAGCATTTCAGTTCAATTCGACGGACAATACCTTTCTGGACCCAAAGGAGATCGAAGCAGCAAAGAAGAATATGTCTACCCAAGCCTTCAGACAAGAGTTTGAGGCAACATTTGAGTCCTTCACAGGAGGAGTCTTTAGGGAAGAATGGGTTAGATACGTAGACGAAGATAATTTTGATGACGTAAAGACCCAAGGGCATTATGTCATCTCAGTCGATCCGGCGGGTTATGAGAAGGCCAATAAGGACAGAGGTCTAAAGAGTTCTAAGCTGGACGAAACTGCAATAAGTGTAGTTAAGATAGTCCAAGACGAATGGTTAGTCAAAGATATACATCATGGTAGATGGGGTATTAAGGAGACAGCCAGTAAGATTTTGGACATTGCGGAGGACGTAAAAGCCACTACGGTAGGGATTGAGTCAGGCGCTCTTAAGAACGCCATTATGCCCTACATAGAGGACGAGATGAGAATACGTGGTAGGTGGGTCAATATTACTGACGTTAGCCACGGTGGTAAGAAGAAGCAGGACAGGATAGTATGGGCGCTACAGGGGCGTATGGAACACGGTAAGATCAAGTTCCGTAAGGCAGATTGGAACCATCACTTTGTTTCACAAATGCTTGACTTTCCTTCACCTTTGGCCCATGATGACTTACTTGACTCACTGGCCTACATAGACCAAGTTTCAGTAGCGGATTTCGCTACATCAATAGATTTAGAGGAATGGGAACCAATGGACACCGTATCGGGGTATTAATTTAAATGAGTTCAAACAATAAAGACTTAGCATACAATGACCCTCAGGCCTCACTCGCTTCTTGGGTTGTCGATAGAGTTACTCAGTGGGAAGACCACCGGAATACGAATTACCGTGACAGTTGGGACGAATACTATCGTATCTGGCGTGGTATCTGGGCGCATGAGGATAAACAACATAACTCAGAGAAGTCCAAACTTATTGCCCCTGCGACACAGCAAGCTATTGAGGCCATTGTGGCTGAACTAGAGGAAGCTGTATTTGGCAGGGAACAGTGGTTTGACCTAAGGGACGATATTAATGATCAGGATCAGACTGACGTTAAGGTAGTCAAAAAGAATCTTCAGGAGGACTTGGACAGGGCTAAAGTTAAGGACGCAGTAGTTGAGTCCATCCTTAATGCAGCCATCTTTGGTACAGGTATAGCTAAGATTAGAGTGGATGAAGAGACAGTAAAGAGTGCCAAGGAGTCTCCCATCCCCAATACACTCACTACGGACACTGTGGTGTATGAGGAAGACAAAGTTACGGTCAGAGTTGAGTCCCTAACACCTAAAGAGTTCGCCATAGACCCTACGGCTACATGTATTGATGAAGCCCTAGGCGTTGCCCAGGTAGTCATCAAGCCTAAGTACGAGATTATAGAGGGTATCAGAGAAGGTATCTATGAGGACAAACCTATAGGCAGTTATGATACAGCCGACATGGGCTTTGATGAGGAGACTAACTCTCAGGAGACCGATGACGATAAGGTTAAGATTACGGAGTACTGGGGGAGAGTCCCTAAGAAGTTCCTTGATGCCTCTAAGTCCACGACTGGAGATAGTTTTGATTACGATGATGATGAATTAGTCGAAGCAGTAGTTATTATTGCCAACGACTACGCCGTCTTGAAGGCTTCTGAGAACCCGTATCTAATGGGAGATCGTCCATTTATGGCCTTCCAATTGGATCGTGTCCCCAATAAGTTTTGGGGCAGAGGTGTCGCAGAGAAGGGATACAATCCACAGAAGGCTTTGGACGCTGAATTAAGGGCGCGTATTGACGGTATGGCTCTTACTGTCCATCCTATGATGGGTGTTGACGCCACTAGATTACCAAGAGGTGTTAAGTTTGAAGTCAAGGCGGGTAAGACTATCTTGACCAATGGTGACCCAAGGCAAACCTTAATGCCTATAAACTTTGGTCAAATAGCACAGTCCACCTTTACTGAGGCCAGTGAGATGGAACGTATGGTTCAGATGGGTACTGGTGCTATGGACAGTGCCACAAGTAACTTTACGAACCCACGTAACTCCACGGCAAGTGGGATGTCGATGCTTCAGGCAGCGTCCATTAAGCGCCAGAAGCGTACCATTATGAACTTCCAAGAGAACTTCTTAATCCCCATGATTAATAAGGCCGCTTGGAGATACATACAGTTTGATCCCTCCAGGTATCCCACAGGGGACTATAAATTCATTGCCTACTCCAGTATGGGTATTATGGCTAAGGAACTAGAGATGACTCAGATGATCCAGTTGTTGTCCATGACACAACAAGGGACACCTGCATTTGGTATTCTCCTTCTGTCCATCTTTGAGAACAGTTCCTTAAGTAACAGGGACGAACTTAAACAAGCCGTTATGCAATCTCTACAACCTGATCCAAAACAAGCACAGGTTCAGGAGATGGCACAGCAGTTGGAACTCATGAAGCTCCAAATGGAAATTGAAGAGATGAAGGCAGGTATTGCTAAGGAGATGGCTCAAGCAGCGAAGATACAGTCTGAGACCCAAGGTAATCACCCAGAGATTAAGATGGCTGAAGTCCAAATGGACCTTGCCGAAAAGATGGCGAGGATTGAGAAACTTAAGATGGATACACAGAACGTACAGTCCGAAACGTACCGTAATGTCCCTGAGGTTGATCATCTAAGGTCAGAGACAATCCTTAATCTAGCTAAGGCACGTATGGAACGGTCTAGATGACGGACCAAGAGTTTTTAGAGAAGCGTCTTGATTTGTTTAATAGTGACGCATGGAGTCTCTTCATGGAAGAGTTAACCACCATGGCAACGTCACTTGAAAACATTCAAACCATAGACGACGAGAAGACCCTCTTCCTTAGGAGAGGACAGGTGGAAATCCTTAATATGATAGTTAATCTAGAGGAAACCACTAAATTAGCGTTGGATCAATTAGAACTTAATGTCTAACTCCAGCAAATGTTAACTCCATAATCTTTAATAGGACGGAGGATTAGTAATATGGATAGTGTAGTTGTTGAAGAATCAGAAGTAGCCACAGAAAAAAATCAAGAAGTAGAACAGTTTGATGACATTACTGAGCAAGAGGCTCCTGTAGACACAGAACGGGAACAACCTCAAGAGTCAGAACTACCTGATAAGTTCAAAGGTAAGTCCATGGAGGAAATTGTTTCTTCCTATACTCACTTAGAACAAGAATTAGGTAGGAAGGGTCAAGAAATTGGAGAACTCAGACAGCTAACTGACGGTATCTTACAACAGCAACTTACCACTCCAACAAACGGTGCGTCTACACAAGAAGTAGAAGAGGTTGATTTCTTTGATGACCCTGACCAAGCGGTCAATAGGGCTATTGAGAACCATCCTAAGTTCCGTCAGTTTGAAGAGCAGCAAAGAGCGCATAGCGCCCAAGCTACAACTCAACAACTGGAAGCAGAGCATCCTGATTACCTACAGGTCGTAAGTGACCCTAAGTTTCAGGAGTGGGTTCAAGAAAGCCCGATACGCACTCAGTTATATGTTTCGGCCCATAACTATGATATTAATTCAGCGAGAGAACTTATTGGTAATTGGAAAGAACGCTCACTGATTAGTAACACTAGCGAGGCGGAATATGCAAAAGCTGAGAAACGAGAACAAGCCCTTAAGGCGGGGAAAGGTGTGTCGAGAACTTCTTCAGAGTCCACAGCCGGTAAGAAAATCTACCGTAGGGCTGATCTAATCAGACTCCGAACCAACGATCCTTCTCGTTATGAAAGCCTACAGGATGAAATCCTAGCGGCCTATGCAGACGGAAGGGTTAAATAGAGGCCTATAAAGAAAAAAGGAGCTAATCATGGCTTTAGGCACAAATCAACAGACCGTAACCACGGCAGCTAATTTTATCCCCGAATTGTGGTCGGATGAAGTTATTGCCTCCTACAAGCAGAACTTGGTGCTTGGTAATGTAGTCACCAAGATTAACCACAAAGGCAAAAAGGGCGATACGATTCATATCCCGGCCCCTGTCCGTGGTTCTGCTAATGCTAAATCCGCCAACACTCAAGTTACGCTGCAGGGTGATACCCACTCCGTAGTGAACCTGAGCATTAACAAACACTATGAATATTCCGTAGTGATTGAAGATATTGCTGAAGTTCAGGCTTTGTCCTCGCTGCGCCGGTTCTATACCGACGATGCGGGTTATGCGTTGGCTAACCAGAT